AACCAGTGGGAACTTTTGGGCTTGCTCTCGGGTGTCTCTAGCGGTACTCTGGCAATACGAGAAATTATTCGGGTAGCAGCAAAATGCCAAAGGTCGGCGAGCAGATAGAAAAAGGCGAGAAGCGAATAACACCCCAGCAGCAAAAGTTTCTCACCAACTACATTCACAAAGATATGACGCAGACAGCAGCCGCGCGAGATGCTGGATATAAAAACCCGAACGTGTCTGCCGTGCAGCTTCTCAATAATCCACGCGTCAAAGAACGCATGGAAGAAATGCGCCAAGAACTCGAAAGCAAATACGGCGTAACCGTAACCAAGTCAGTCAGAGACATGCAACGCCTACGGGATGAGGCATGGGCCGCAGGGAACTTCTCAGCCGCCATAAAGGCCGAAGAGCTACGCCTGAAGGTCACTGGCCTCATGGTCGCCCGTAGCCACGTCACACACGAACACGTGGACAATATGAGCCGCGAGCAGATCGTGGAACAACTGCAAGAATTTATGCAACGTGCTAAAGATCGCATGATTGACGTAACACCTACAGAAAATCCCACAGAATCCGAACAAATCCCTATAACGGACTATAGCGGCGAAGCCGTAGAATAGCGGGAACGCACCGTGCGGGGGTCGGGGCGGGGTCGTAGAGCCAATCCTCGGGCCGCCTGATCGGGGTAATCGGGGTGCCAGGTGGGGGTATCCCGATAAATTGTTCGGGTTAACTCACCGGGGCGCTCAGAAGCCCTGGCATCGGGGTCGCTCCGGGGATTGATCGGGGATCGGGATCGGGCTTCCCGGTAAAAATAACCCGAACATATCTCACCCGGCAACTCTCCCCGGCACACGCCCGGCGCTCCAGCAGCCATCCGGCGGCAGCGCCCAGCCATCCGGTCAAGCGCCATCGCATAACCCGAACAATTGTTCGTGTTCACGAATTGTTACAATTACCACTTTTTACTTGAATATCCCATAAATTCCTATAATTTGATAATTGTCTAGTAAATAAGGAGTAAGACAATGACACACACTGAAGCAAAAAAAGAAAAAGTAAATTTGCAAGTAAACGATCTGTTTTCAACGCCAGAAAGCAGCAAGGCATTGCATGAATATCTTGGCAAGTTTAGCGGCAATGAAGGCGTTATTGCGATAACATGCGCAACACTGATGTATAACTATCTAGTTTCTAAATACGATATGTATCAAAAGTAAATCAGATTAGGGGCTGAATAGGCCCCTTTTTTTGTCTGGATATTAACCCGAACAATTGTTCACGAATTGTTACAATCCCCAATATATCCTTGAAAATCCCACAAATTCCTATACATTAATAATTGTCTAGTTAAGGAGAAACACAATGACACAGCATACTTTTGGAATAGAAATCGAAACACACGGCGTATCAATCACACGCGTGAAAAATGCATTGGAGCGCGCAGGCGTTCGCGGATGCCAAGTAAAACCAGACGGCACACCAAACGTTGACGCCGAAATAGTATTGCCACCACTTGGCGATTGCCAAGTAGCGTTTGAATACTTACAGAGCGTATGCACCGTCCTTGACCAAGTAGGATGCCAGATCAACCGTCAATGCGGTTTGCATGTTCACATCAGCAACGCAGAGCTGACAATCACACCCGCAGCGTTTACAGGCGCAAGCATTGCCCACACAGAAACACGCGGCGGTTTTCTATCACGCCACGGCGAACCACTGGACGCCGTTATCGTTAAGGACATCATGTACCGCTACGAACGCCAACAGGCGACAATCAACGGCATGTTCGCACCATCACGCACCAACAACCGCTATTGTTCACCGCTATCCGCGACACGCATTGAAAACGCCGACACGATCAGTGACCTAAATCACGGCAAATTCTACGCGATCAACCTAGACACTTGGCGTCGCGGCACAATTGAATTTCGTCAGCATGGCGGCACGATCAACGCCGAGAAAATTTGGAACTGGGTGCAGTTCCTATTGAACTTGATCAGATGGACCAAAGCGGAACGCGTCACAGATGCAGCGCGAACAATTGTTCAAGATACGCCAGTCACACCTTTCCGCCGCAATTCACGCGTGGGTGTCCAATACACCATGATGAGAAACGGCAACGGCGGCGTATCAACCCGCGAGATCATGGACGCGACTGGATGCAGTGAGCAGCGCGTCCGCGCGGCGGTATCTGAAATCCGCACCCGCGTGGGTGAGAACGCAGTCATCACACACACGCAGCAATCAAACGGCGCGTCATACGGCGACGGCACAGACCACACACGTTATGAAGTGCTGACATCATTCAACACCACGAGCGGCGGCGCGGCCCTACGCGACGAAGATGAGCGCGGCATTGAAAGCATATGGGCAGGGACATCCGATGAGATATTTGAATACTGGATGGATCGGATTGAAGAGCTTGCGCAATAGCGCAGGCCACCACCGCCCACGAAGTGCCCGCGTCATGCGGGCATTTTTTTTGTCGGGTCCCTTGGCTAATTCGGGCAATTGTTCGGGATCGGGTCGGATCGACCCCCAACCCCCCCTAAATCATAAGTTATAATGTTTAACGTATAACACTATGTTCCCCACAAACAGCCACCTAGAAAAAGACTTAGGGTCCCTTGACGCGTTCCCATAAAATCCCAGTATTCACATGGGTGTTTTGATGTGTTATTGATTGTTCATGGCAGACCGTTACACGATAGACGTAGAGCGATATATTCCCCCGGGTCCCTTGCGCGACTTGGCGCGTGGTTTGGGTGCTACTGATTTATCGAATTTTAATCCTGTTACGGGGTTTGTTCGTGGCAGGGATGCTATGGCTCGTGGTGATTATGCAGATGCGGCTATTGAGAGTGCTGCGCCTTTAGCTGGTTTGGGTATTGCGAAGGCATTGAAGCAGCCAGTTAAGGAAGCGATTGCTGCTATGTTTGGGGTTGGTGCGGGTAAGATTGATCCTGAGAATGTAGCTCGTGAGACTCGTCGATTAGAGGAAGAGGCTGCGCGTAGGTATCGTGATGAGTTTGACATTGACGCTTATCATGGTCAGTTTGATGTTGAGGCGTCTGAGGGAATTACGACGTTTCCTGATGGTAGGGAGTTGGGTGTTGCGTTGGAGCCTGACTTTTCTGTTCCGAGTGTTGCAGATGAGAATTTAGGGATTAATGCTTTTCAGGGCACGTCGGATAAGATGGACGATGGTTTTACGACGTCTTTGGGCACTTGGTTTGGTGATGATCCTGACATAGCGAATTACTTTGCTGGTGCGGATGCTGATGTAAAACTTTTTGACGGTGGTCGTGGTCCGAGGGGTGCGGTTTATCCTGTTAAGATTCGGATGAAGAACCCTGCTGAATTTGAGACGTATGACGATCTTGAGGAAGCATATTATAATTTTATTGATGAGGGTCTTGGCGGTAGTCAGGAGTTTGTTAAGTCTTTGCAGGATCAGGGATTTGACGGAATTAAGATTGATTACAGCACGACAGACACGGGTAGACCGCGCACTGATTATGTAGCGTTTGACCCTACTCAGGTTCGCTCTAAGTTTGCGGACTTTAATCCAGCCAAAGCGAGTTCTAAGAACATTATGAGTAGCATTGTTGCTGCTGTAGGTGCTGGTGCGGCTTTAGAGAAGCCTGAAGAAGATACTCCCAAATACTGATTGACGGGTCCCTTGGCGTCCCATATGGTCCCATACAGGTAGAGAAGGAGAGTGTTTGATGCCGAAGTATAGGCTGCACTATGGGGCTTTGGATGATTTTTATGCGCAGACTGCGGGAGAGGTTGTTCCGTATTTGCGTGAGCGTCACATGATGGGTGATGATAGTGAGAAGGAATTTATGCGGCGTTTGGCGATAGAGATGTGTGAGTGGAGTGGTTGTAATTTTCATTATGGGAGTCGTGATGAATTGGCTGGGAGTATGATTCGTAACGGATTACTTGAGTTGATGCCTGAAACTTGTTAGGATTGGCGTAACTTTTTGGAGATTTGGCAATGATGCAACCACAGCCAGTACCTATGGGTCCCCCGATGGGTGGTCCGATGGGACCCCCACCAGCGCAACCGCCACAGATGCCGATGGGTCCACAGGCGGGTCCCCAGCAGGTTCAGGGTCAGCAGGGACAGCAGGTTAGTGGTTATGGTGGAAATGCGCGGGGCCGTGCGAATTTCAAGCAGTATATGCAGGGTCGCAAGCAGGCTGTTCAGCAGAAGTCGATGTTTCCGCAGATGGCGCGACCTGCGATGCCTGCGCCTATGGCGAATCCGATGATGGGACAGCAGATGGCACCTCAGATGGGTCCGCGTCCGATGCAGCCGCCTATGATGGGTGGTCAGATGCCGCCGATGGGTCAGCAGGGTCCCTTGGTTGGTCGTCAGGTTCCCGGTGGTCCGATGGTTGGTAGTGCGCCAGTGCAGATGATGGGCGGTGGAGTTGTACCGTTATTTGGTGGATTGGGTCGTTATTGATGTTGGATTCAGGGGAAGGCATAACCTTTTCATTTCCGCGCGGTAAGTTGAGTTCTGATTTAGAGCGTGACTTTTTGAAGATGGGTCGCGCTGCTTTTGCTGAAAGTACGTTCAGTGATTTGGTGTCTTACGATGAGGGTAAGATGTTGGATGTAGCGCGGACGTATAGTGTATCTGATGACAAGGTATTGATTGTGGCGCGTGATGTTGATGGTGCTGTGATTGGTGTATTTGCGGGATATTCTTTGCCGTTTTACTTTAGCGAGGACAAGATAGCGCGTGATGTGCTGTGGTATGTTGTGCCTGAGTATCGTGCGAGTGGTGTAGGGATACGTTTATTGGTGTTGTTTGAGC